CTGTGGCTTGTTGTTCTGGTTTGCGTATGCCACCATCAACTTGTCCAGGCATCCGTCCTCGTTGTTCTCCCAGGCCTTGCGGAACTGCTTGACCGCATCCTTGTCATTCTCATTGCCAAATCTCAATCTGTTGCCATCCTTGACCAACAGGTTGGCCTTTTCCGCCAGGTCCACCAATCCCGAGTATGGATTCATTCCAGTCTCGTATGGAATCTTGACCTGCACTGATTCAAATGGCTTGGCATATCTGGTCTTCATGACCTTGCACGCGGCACGTATGCCCCTGACCTCTGATATCTTGTTGCCCGCCTCGTCCTCTTTGAGCTTGAGCTTTTTCATGGCGACAACTATGCTAGAAGCGTATATAAAGCCCTGTCCGCCACTTATTTTGTCATCTGGATCAAACATGTCCTGTGATGCATAGGTGTGATTGGTGGCCACCAAACCCACGTTGGCTGAACCGAACATGTTCACGCAGTTCCTGACCAATGCCGTCAGTGCCTTGGGCTTGCGTCCTAGGTCACCCTTGAGGTCTCCCTTCTGGAACTGGTCCACGTCCGTGGGTGTCAGCAACATGCCCAGTGAGTCGATCACGAACAGCACCTTGGGCCTGTCCTCCTCGTTCATGGTGCGATATTCTCCCATGAAGTCATTCACGGTCTTGGCCACGTCGTCTATCATGGCCATGTTGAGCTTGAGCAACTTCTCTTCTGAAGTGTCCACGTTCAGTGCCTTGAGCCAGTCCTCGTCCAGTGCGTTCTCTGAATCTATCAATACCACGAAGATGCCCTGGTCCTGTGCGGCCTTGACTATGTTGCCTGAACAGATGTAGGACTTGCCCGCACCCGATTCGCCAGCGAACACCGTTACCTTGCCCAAGGGAATGCCCTTGTGGAAATCTCCGCTGATCAAGTAGTTGAGGGCATAGTTGCCCGTTGATATCCAATCCGTTGGATCATTGAATCCAATGGACAGTCCAGCAATTGACTTGCTGATGTTTTTCCTAAATTTTGATACGTCAAATGGTTTGGCCATTGTGTTGTCCTTTACAAAAAATTGATCCTGAATAGTGCATAGTAGTTATGGGCGATGTCGCCACCGCCCGATAATCTATTACGACTTCTGTCTTGAACGGATCATGGCAAGGATGTCCTCTGCCTTGGATCCACCTGTCGTGGGTGCCGCCGCAGGTGCTGGTGCTGGCGCCGCCGGAGCAGGAGCCGCTTCAGCCACTGGTGCTGGCGTAGGTGTTGGTGCAGGTGCTGGCGCCGGTGTTGCCGTCGGAGCCGCCGCTGGTGCTGTTGGTGTTGGAGCCACCGTTGCATCGCTGGTACCACTGGTCTGTGGAGCCATCATGCCCGCTGGTCTGTAGTAGGCACCCCAACGATCCATGTCGTATGGTCTGCCATCAACAGATGCCTCGAACATCTCCTTCATGACCTTGAGCTCTTGCTCGCTTGGCTTCTTGGGCATGAAGTCCTGTAGGTTGTACAGTCCATGCTGGTCAAGTGCCGCCTGCTCTGCTTCTGTGAGCGTGGTCTCCTTGCGTGCCCATGTTGACGTGGTGTAGTCAGCATAGCCACCCTTGGATGTCTTGACGATTCGGAAGTCCAAACCACTGGTGTAATCTGTTGGTAAGTTCTCCATTTCTGGATCCATCAATGCTGTCTTGATGATGTTGAAGATCTGTGATCCCATGATGAAACGTCTAATCGGATTGGCCGGTGTGGTGTCATCTGCCAATGCGTTTTCCCTGACGAATCCCTGGAACAGATAACTTCTCTTCTTCCAGTACTTGCGACCCATCTCTTCCAGTGAGGCGTCCTTGAACCATGTCCTGACCTCTGCCAATATGGGACAAGATTCTCCCCACATCTCCACGCATGGTACCTGTACCAATTGTGACTTGTTGTCCATCTCACCCTTGATGCCATTGAATGGCAATCGGATCATGTTGCGTTCGACCCAAAAGAATGTGTTGTTGGGATTGCCATCTGGAAGGAATCTCACAGTTGACTGTGAACCTTCATTGATCTTCCAGTGTGGATAGATAGCGTTGTCGCCACCTGATGATGAGCTACCCTGACTGCGTGATTCTGCCGCCTGTAGTTTTGCTCTGATGTCTGCTAGACTTGCCATAATTTTTCTCCTTTATGTGCCTTGATGTTATGCCTTAAAATGTGCCATGTTACATACACCATTACAGTATATGATAATGTATTTAGTCCGTCAACGGTAATATTGGTATATTTCACCATTTGTGTTTGCTGGCCATAAAAAAAGCGTATAACCTAAATTATACGCTTGAGTTACTAGCCTGTCAAGTTTTATAACCCGGATAGAAATTTGATCCTATCCAATTCACTTTCCTTAACCTTGTAGATCTTGCCGTCCACTTCAAATTCTTTCTTGCCCTGTTCCCTGGCCTGTGCCAGTGCGTGTGAGAACTCGTTGCCCTCGCCCATGTCATCCTCATTGATGCCACATGCCTTCATGAACCTTGACTTGTCAAAGCGTGGATTCATCTTGGCAAACTTGTCACAGTAGTCCTTGGCCAGTTCCTTGCGTTTGGCCTCATCTGGGTTGGCCTTCAATAGGTCAGCCACCATCTGGAAGTCCTTGCGGGTGGGTCCCTCGTACACTTCCTGTTCTTTCATGTCCTTGGATATCATCACAGGCTGATCGGGATCCTGCCTCAATGACTTGTGTCCTTCTCTCCAGTCTGACTTCTTGGTCTGGTACTTCTTCTCGAACTCCTCGTCCGACAGGTTGTCCAGGTCCATGGCCAATTCTTTCATGCGTCCTTCTTCCAAATCTTGGTCCTCCATTGGCGTGTTGCGGTCTCTCTGGTTCCATTCCTGTTCAGCATGTTCCTGTGCCGCCTGCATGGCTTCCTCGTGCTCGTATCCACCTGGCTGTACCATTTCGGTACACCATTCGTCACTGAGCTTGTTGCGTGCATCGCCATCACAGTAGGCCTTGAGTGACTTGGGATCAATCATGACCTGGCCCGTGTCTGGATCAATCATGGCCGTGTAGTATATGCCACCGTAGCCTGGCTCACCGTCATCTCCGGCAAACTCATAATTTTTCACTTCTCCCTCGAAACTTTCCGGATCAAATCCCTCGTCCAGATCCAGTGCCGTGGTGTCGTCGGCCCAGCTCTCGAATTCACTAATCTCTTTCATAACAGAGTCCCTCGCCTCTAATTTGTTAAGAACCGGGATGGCCTCCTCGATTCGTTGGTCCAATAATGTCTGTGTGAACATCTCCCTGATCTTGTCAGTGGTTTCGGTGTGTTCCTGTTCCTGTTGGGGACTGAACGCATCCAGTTGTTCCCTGTATCCACGGCGTCCGATCATCTTCTTGACCTTCTTCTTCAGGGCCTTGAGATGTCTGATGCCTGCCTCCACCATGATGTCAGCACCTGCGTCGGTCCATTCCTTGCCCTTGGCGGAACGTAGGAATGCCTCCAACACCTGTATGTCTCCCACCGTTTCACTGATGTGTGAGCCGAACTCGTCGTAGGGCACGCCGCCCTCAGAGCAGTGCCTTGCCATGGCACGACCTGCGTAGAGCTTGGTGAAAGGTAGTTTGAACCTCTCGCCCTCTGCCGTCTCGACATAGAGTTTGGCCACGTTCCTGTAACGTGCATCACCATTCTCCTCGTCAATGGGTCTAGAGTGTACGATCTTGAGCTTGGCCTCTCTGGTTGGCTTGGTGTATGATGTGTTCTTGTAGCCGTAGTACTTGCCTTCAGTGACCGCGGCCATGGTCTTCATTGCGTGTTTCAATTTGTTCATGTGCTTGAGTTCAAATCCCATCATGTTCCTGCGAGCAAAATGCCTGAGCTGGTATAGGAAATCATACCAGTCGGCCTTGTCCTGTGACTCCATGGAACGTCCCAATCTATCACCATAGAACACTTCCAACACTCCCTCTGGTGTGATGGTCACTACCACCGTTCCGTAGTTGTTTTCCTCTCCGGCCACATAGTCAAAAGTGAACAGGTCCGCCTCTCCGGCATCACTGGTCTCCTTGCCCTGTGCGTCTCGTGTCACCACATTGAGGTTCTTGACTGACAACAGGTCGTATAAGTTCTGTCTGGTTTGTTCTGTGGATATCATGCTAAGAGTATTTATCTAAAACATTATAAATGGCAATGGTGGCACCTCGACATCGGTATGATCAGTCATGTTCTCGCCCAGATCCTTGTGGTACTGCTGTATCTGTTGCATCATGCGTACCGCCAGCACAGTGGCCATCACCAGGTCATCATGCTCGCCCGGCTTGGCCGCATAACTGGTGCCCGATGCCACGAACTGTTTGAGCTCGCTGACCAGTGACTTGCTGTGTATCTTGAGCCTGCCACTCTCTATCAGTGTCTTCATCTTGGCGCATGCCGCTATCTTGGTCTTGTGCGTGGTGTTGAATCCCTTGCGGAAACGCCTGCCCTGTCCCGTTTTCTTGTCCTCTGACAGGAACAGTCCTGCGATGTTCTCCTCACCGTAGTCCGCTATGGATATCAGTGCGGCCTCTCCGATGGTGTTGTTCTCCACCGAGAAATATATGTTGTTGGCATTCACTCCATGCTCCGTGAGATGCTTGATCATGTCCGAGAACACCCTCACCTGCTCCGGAATGGGAGTCTTGTTGTGTTTCCATTCCGCTACCTGTCGCATGTTGGTGGCATTGAACACCTGCATGGCGGCAAAGTCGCCACCCGTGCCCAGTGATGGATCCCATGACACCGTGTATATGTGTTCGGGTATCACACGTCCGTACCAACGTACCTGTCCGGTCCTCTGGGAGGGTTCCTCTCCTGCCAGGTCCATCAGGTATATGGGATTGATCAGTGTCTCGTCCACGTTGACGAACTCACATTCCATCTCCCGTCGGAAACGTTCCTCTCCCAACTTGGCACGTTCCTCGTCTGCCCACCTGTCGTCCCTGTCGGGATGTTCTTTCCAGTAACTCCTGTAGGCCTTGAAACCGTTGATGCCCACGTCAGTGCTGTTGCCATTGGCATCCTCACACTTGTTGGCACCCTTCCACAACAGTGCGAACTGGTCCTCGTCACTGCTGGGAGTTGATGTGATGATGGCCTTACCACCAGTGGCCAGTGTGGGAGATATGGATGTCCAGAACTCCTTGGCTATGGTGGGCCTCACGAAAGCGAACTCGTCGCAGTACAGCAGTGAGATGGACATACCTCGTCCAGTGTTCTCCGTGGTGGTGGCCGACACTATGCGTGATCCATTGTCAAACTCTATGCTACCCTTGTTGTAACTGACTGCTCCTGCACGTATGTGGTCTGGGCATTCCTCGTATGCGTATCTTATGCGTTGCATGATCTCCTGTGCACCAGTGAACTTGTGTGCGGCGATCAGCACGGTGGAGTCCGGTACGAACATGGTAAACCATAACAGGTAACCGGCCGCACTGGTGGACTTGCCCGTCTGCCTGGGCATCATGCTGATGGAATATCGATAGTTGTGATAGACGTCTATCAGGCGCTCCTGGTATTCATAGGGATCATACTTGATGCCTCCCCTCACTGGATGCTGTATGTAAAAGAAGTTGGACATGAAGTACTTGGCACCCGTCTTGGGGTCGGCACACTTCTTGAACTGTTCTATCTGATCAATGGTGTAGCTCATCTTGCTGTGAGCCTTCTTGATCAGT